CATCATCTTTATCTATAAAGTCTTTACTATAAACATATCCACTACCAATCCTACTCCACAGTGGGATATTCCACACCCACCCATTATCTATTGCTGTCCCATTTGTTGTTAAATCCATTTCTACATTAGGATCAACATATGGAATTTTTGTAGCCCAAGTCGCATTATTAATTAGCATATCACTATAACTTATATAAGGAACTTTGAGTGTTTGTCCTAAAAGTAAACTCCTAAATCCTGTACAGTCTACATAAAGGTCGGCTGTTAAATCACCATGTTTTTTTGTTGATAATAAAGAAATCCATCCTCTTTCATCTAATTTAATATCAATAACATGATCTTTAATATAGGTAGTCTTTGTGCATAAATTTTCTCTCATCCAATGACCTAATTTACCAGCATCAAATTGATAAGCCCAATCTCTATCTATATTAAAATTAGGTATTATATTTGCTTCATTTAAATTAACTCTATTTTTATTAATTAATGGCATCGTCGGAAAATAAGTATCAGCAAAATCTGATTGAGGTGTATCTGGATATATCCATTTCTTAAAAAACCAATCATCGGTTCCATATTTGTTTCCTGTAAAATCAAAAAACCCAAATGGATAATGAAACACCTCTCCTTTTTTATAAAAATCAGTAAACTTAATAGATCCCTTATATGTTGCATCACAATGAGGCATCCAATCCTCATCTTTCATATCTAAACTCTGAAAAAATCTATTAATATGCAACAATGTAGATTCTCCTACACCTATGGTATGTACTGTAGGAGATTCTATTAAAGTAACATCAACTTCTGGACAATGTTTATTTAATGCCGAAGCTGTAAACCATCCGGATGTTCCTCCACCTACTATAATGACAGAATTAATTTGCATTTAAATCTGCCACTATAGTATCATAAAAATTTTCTATAAGCTCCTCTAATCGTGGTACAAAATCTTTGGTAGACTTCTCCCAGATTTGAACCGTTGCATTTTCAGATACCATCATAATCACAACTTTATTCACAGGTAATTTTGTATGCTCTTCAAACATCTTTGCATAAGCTGTTGCCTGTACAAAATAATCTGTAATCCATTCCTCTTTCTTTTCCGTAGTAGTTGTCTTGAAATCTACAACAGCTAAATCTCCATTATACTCAGCGATTAGATCACATCGACCTGCAACTTTGTACTCATTAGAATACATAGGTTGCTCTTGCATGAGTACCTTACCCACTGAATCATCAATGCGAGATTTCATTTCACCAAACATACACCAGGACAAAAAGTTCTTACCTTTATGGTCTTCGATGTCTTGATTGTTAATGTAGTCCTCACATATATGATGGAATGCGGTGCCTCGAGCAGCTGCCTTACGAGTAATAAGTTTAGCTGCTTCTTCTCCTATTCGTTCTCTCCATTTCTGTAAACTTTCAGACTTCGCTCTTTGTTTATCAATAACAGTAGTGATGCTGGGAAACTTCAATCCTTCCGGAGTTTCATAAAACCTCATCCCATTATACTTAACAGTCTGGAGCTCCGGAAAGGGCTCATAATTATTTTCATGTATAAACATACTATATCACCATGTGTAACTTAATTTAAATCCTACAGTAGTATCTCTATGATCTCCAAGATCAACTGTGTTAGTAACATTACGTCCGTAACGATTGTCATAAGAAACAGTCATCGAACCATCAACTGGTTGTAAGTCTTGACCTACAGTAAACATCCAGTTCCAATTATTCTTAGTCTGTCCTTTTATACCAGCTTCAAATGCCATAGATGAAACTGTATCTGACATCCTTACATAACCCCTGTCACTTCCTCCTTGTGATACTGCCATCGTTGTTGATCCGAAAAACATACCGTAGTCTTTCGTTATCGTACTAGCTATTGTATCATACTTTCCGAGTCCTGTCGACCCCAAAAATCCATTTTCTTTGGTATAAGTCATAGTTAACCAATCTTCTGGTTGATAGAGAGCAGTCGTTGATGTATCCGAATGCATTACTCCTACCTTATCATTCTTAACGAACACTCCATCATCTAACATCGCCAACACTGGATTGTTATCAAACCCAAGAGTTCTACCTGTACCTATAGCTACATCATCAAACTGTAACTTAACGTTCGGTGTATGTCCTGACACTAACTGTATCGCCACTGCATCATTCAAGTCCATAAAATCTGTAGTAACATGAGATGTCGGTCGATAATTTGCTACATTAGTCTGGTAATCTCTCCCGTACCGATCATAAAATACAACAGACAGGTCGGACGTTGATCTAATGAGAGCAGAACTTACCTTCACTCTCTCTAACACTCGACGTTGACCGTTAGTTTCTATTGCATAGTAGTTACGTTTACCTCTACTGTCATACCATACTCCATCTCCTGCACCTGTTCCTAGACCATCAGAATTACACCAATCTCCGCAATCATTTTCGGGTTGTTCTACTACAGGATCATCATCCTCAGGAAGATCGGGACATCTTCGTTGGTGTCTCCGTCCTCGACTATCATACCATATTCCGTCTCCGGCACCTGTGCCTAAACCTTTTCCAGGCAAATCTACAATGCCCTCATCTATAACATCATCACATTCATCTTCGCCTGGATTTTCTACGATGGCTAAAGGATTAAACATTCCTTCAATGTTTAACATTCCGTGACCATAAACTGCATCAACTCCTACTTCACCTAAATCAGTAGCCGAATCATAGATAATGCCTAGAGTCATCTTTGGGTTCTTTTTCAAATGTTTCCAATGATCATGGAGAATTGCTATCGCTCCAGACACTATCGGAGCTGCCATAGATGTACCAGTCATAAACCCATAGTCATCATCAGATCCAGCAAATCCCCCGGAGATAAAATCTCCGGGTGCTACTATAAACTGATCTTTATAATTATTCCCGGGCCGATTAGACCAATAAGCTAATCGACCTGTTTGATCTACAGCTCCAACAAAAATAACATTATCTATGTTGCCGTGATTGCCGCCATCCAACACAGTTCCATCATTACCTGCCGCATTAACGAAAGTAATGTTCTTATGATTTCTCCATATTTCTAATAGACTATCAATCAGAGCAGCTCTTCCGTGTTCATTATAAGCACCGTAACTCATATTGATAATAGACACACCATCCCGAGCTGCTTTGTTTGCCATGTCTACTTCATTCTCATCAGAAATCCAATAGTCATTGGCTTCAAATACTTGGTAACTGTATATCTTAGCCCGAGGGGCAACTCCACCGTCATGGTCCATCCAATCAGGTGCTTGATCTTTACCGGCTATAATAGTTGCTACATGAGTAGCATGATTGCCTCGTTTTACTTCACCGTCGTAAAATATATTCTTACAACGACCAGACAATTCTTGATGACTGCAACGTACTGGACCATCTAGTACACCCACCTTCACACCTGAACCGTCTCCGTATTCATGCGTTAAATTGATTGCATTGTGGGCCCACTCACTACCATACACAGCACTAGATGCTGCGAACAACATAATAAAAAACAACTTTTTCATTTCACTTCCCTTTGTTGGGTTTAAGAATCATTCTTTAGTCACATATTAGTTTTTGCGATTAAATAACTTCTAACTAGACCACTTCTAATAATATCTCCTATATCAAACTCTAATACTTCAAACTCTTCCATCTCTCCTAGAATTGCTTGAAAATTATGGTAACCATCTTGCTCACCATTTGTCTTACGGAGGTCAGACTGTGCCATATCTCCTGCAAAACATATCTTACTATCCTGACCCACCCGAGTCATAATAGTATCAAGTTCTTGAAATATCATATTAGAAGCTTCATCCACTATGATAATACTTCTATCGAATGTTTGACCTCGTAAGAACGAGGTTGAATAGAACTCCAATGATCCCTGAGAAATTAACTTATCATATAATTGTACAAAATCTTGTTCTGATGGCATCTCAAAAAGGTACCGAATAAGAATTCTATAAGGATCTTGGTATAAATTTGATTTCTCATCAAGAGTACCTGGTAAAAATCCAATATCTCTTGATGGTAACAACGACCGAACCAACACTACTTTTTCATAAGGTTTTCCTTTATCTAATACATCTTTAAGAGCAAGATATAATAGAACAAAAGTCTTACCTGTGCCGGCACTTCCTGTAAGAAATAAATTCTTATCAGCCTTCCACCCCTCAAAAACTTTTTCTTGAGTGGGCCCGACAGGTTTAATTGTTAATAATTGATTGGATTGTATATACATCTTTCTGTGTTTACTCAAACAGAGTTCCTCCTGATAAAAGGGGTTTAGTCAAAAAATTGGCGTCGATTTTTCAGCGGGCCTTTTTATATAGAAGGCCCGCTTTTGACTCATAATTTTAACTATTAATATTTAGTTTGAATAGTACTTCCAGGGTGTGCATCTCTTATCTTTCCTAAAACATCATTCCATCCCGATCCGGTATGACTAATGATGTCTCCTGTATGTCCGATAAGGTTATTCTTGGGTGGATGAAAGACCATCGTCCATCCTTCTTCTTTTTTTAATTCCATCTCTGCGATAGTGCAAATCATATCATGCTCAACTCCATCAGGATCTTTCATTGTATAACTAGGCATTACTGTTGAACCTTCCAAGAACCATCTGCCTGTCGGCAAGCCGTTCCGTATGCCTGTTCAGACTGTCCGCCAATACTCACAGTAGTAGTAAACTCACGACACGGAGTTCCTTCTGTTGT